AAACGCCAACAGTGGGCCAGTAGTGCCTGTGCCGCTAACAATAGATGCCCATTTGCCGCCAGAGCCTTCTACCGAAAGCACTCGCCCAGCCGTTGTTGAATGCAAATCAAGCGTTGCGGATATAGTGCCGTCGCCCAGCCCTATGTTGCCACTGGAATCAAGCGTAAGCCTATTCGCCCCGCTCGTGTAATCATATATACCCAAGTTAGTGCCAAAGGCGTATATGCCGTATTTGTTGGTACTACCCTCCAAGATGAGCCTAGCGTTGTCTGGAGACGCGGCGTTGTCGCCTATGTGAAGCGTGGTGTAGCTGGCGCTAGTATCTGGCGCAGTCTGACCAATCCCCACGTCGCTGTCCACGATACGCATACGCTCTGTAGCGCCGTTTACCCTGAAGATTAGTGAGCTTCCGCCAGTGCCATCGTTGTCTGCACTGATAACTAGGTTCTGACCGTTGTTCCCTGTTGTTGCAATCCTATGAGTAGAGCCTGTCCCGTTGTCGTCATCAAGCCCGATATTGGTGTTTGCACTGCTTTTCAGATGCAGATTGGTTGTAGGTGTCGGCTGACCAATCCCCACGTTCTGCGAGCTATCAATCGTAATTGCAGTGCTTGTGGCGTTATCGTCGATGCCCGTGGAAGTTAGATTACCAACCGTTACCGCGTTGGTAGTCGTTGCACCTCGCCCTGTTACTGAATCAAGCGTGTCTGTTTCAGTGTAGCTGGTAAGGTATCCCGCCGCCGAATGATCGCCCCAACCGTAGGCAGTATCCCACTGCCCAACCTTGGTGTCGGTGATCAGATTAACGCCCATGTCGATATCGTTTCCGTTGGCATCGAGCGTTCCGCCGAGCTGCGGCGATGCGTCGCCGATCAGATCGGGGTCGATAGTATTCCAGGCAGACCCGTCATAGACGCGCGAAGTATTGTCCGTCGTGTTGAAATACCAGTCGCCAGCCGTGAGCGGGTCGCCGTTCAAATCGACCGTGGGATTGCTTGCCTGCGCCCCCAAATAAAGCCCATCGATTGCCTCCTGCGCCGCTTCTGCTGCCGCCTGCGCTGCCTCCGCTGCGGTCTGTGCGGCCTCGGCTGCGGTTTGCGCGTTCTGCGTTGCGGTTACATTCGCCCCCGCATCGGTCACGAAATCCTCGAGCGCATCGGGGAAACCCGAAACATAATTTTGCCCCTCGAAATCCGCCAGGGTATAGGTGCGTCCGTTTAGGGTGACCGGGTAGCCCATTAGATAATCTCCTCGATTCGTATGGTGCGATCATAATACGCCGGGCTTCGATTCTCGACCGGATAAAGCTGGCTCATGCGTCCATATATATTGTGCGTGATAAACGTCGTTTCATCCGATGGCTGCGGGATTACGATGATATCCTTCGCGATACCTCGCCGACGGTCCAGACTATTGAACAGATTATGAAACGCCTCCGCCTGCGGGATCGCTGGCAGCGTGAACGTGATCCGCCGATATCTCGGTTTCTCATCGAGAAAGGTATTCCCGTTGATCGACTTAGTGATGATCGAATTGTCGATCCACATAATGTCCCAGCCGAACTTCATGCTATTAGTCGGTCGGTAACTCGGCCCGGCGAATACGCGACCGAACTCGATGAAGTCGGGCGTCGTTGCGTTTGATAGCTCGATCTTCATGTAGCGCGCCTGCACCGCCTGCGACAAAACCTTGTAAAAACTGATCTTGTAGTCGACCGTCGCATCGCCGCTCAGAATACCGCCCCAGTGAAATTCCCCCCAGGCTAGATATCCGAACTCCTCAACCGTCGGCCAGGCGTCGAGCGTTCCGCTGTCATATTCATTGGTCAAAAATGTGGCATCGTTGCCGATCCTTATTCGCACCGTGCCAATATCTTGGCGCAAGTTGTGATTTATGATCGCCACGGTGTCGATGATCTTTTCGCTGCCGAAGTCGAAATCCATGTAAGCGTATGTCTTGCTGTTTGCGACATAGCTCTTATAAAGCTGCATCTCCTGCACATTTTCCGCCGGAGTATAGGTTGCATCCTGCTCGGTGGTGTGCGCGGTGATCGTGGCGCTGTCGACGTAGTTGGTGCTAGTGATTAGCATTTAATTCGTTTCCCCCATCAGCTCGAGCGTGACTTCGTTGGCCTGTAGATCATCGAACTTGGAAAGTATCAGCATCGGGTAACCGTTCCCGCTGCCGTCAGTAAGCCCGAACCGGCTTGATTTTAACTCTACCGACCCGCCGACCTCTAGGTATAGCGGGTTGGTTTTCATGCGAACCCGGAAAACCTTTGCGTCGCGCAGATAGTAATTGCCCAGCCTGACCGCCTCGGTTTGCGCGTCGGTCTGATTTGTGATCGACGTATCGACATTGATATCGCGAAGCGAATTATATCCTGCCCCCCAGGTGGTGCTGGTCATCCCCTGAGAATAGGTGCGCCACTCCCTGATCGAGAAATCGATATCGTCCGGGGTCGCGGATAGCTCGTCCTGGGACAACACCCTATGATTCTTTTTGTATTTCAGCCGCACGTTGACCCCCGAAAAGCGCTCGGTCGGCAGCATTTCAATATTAAGAATCTCGGCATCAGTTATCGGGTCCGCAAGTGTCGGGCTTACCGTCGGGAACTCGGGGATAGCCATCGACAAATTTCCTGCGGTGGTCGGATAAACAATCGCCCCGACCGACTGCGCCAGGAAATTTATCGCGTCGAGAATTGTGTCGCGCCCATCATAAAAAATCCCATGCTCATACGCATTGGTCGTACTGATGCTAAACGCGCTCGCTAGAACGTCGACATTTCCCACCGTGGATAATCCCGCATAGGTTGTCAGCAGCTCGAGAATCAGCACCCCCGCGCCGTTGGTATATGCGCCGGTCGTGACGTTATTGGTAACGTCCGCCGTAATGATCCCGGTCGCTGGATTGACCAGGGTGAATTTCCCGTTCGCTGCGTCGACCGTGTAATCGGTCGTTAGCGTCAGAGACTCGCCGCCCTCGTAAACTGCGTCGATCGATGTGACCGCGCCATCATGCACCTGGTAAATATCATTTGCCGAGTCGACCAGTAGCGGCGGGACGCTGTAAACCTTGCCCAGCGTTATCGGAATCGGCGATCCTGTCGTCGAATCTATATTCGGCGGAAAATCCTTATCGAGCGCCGCCAGCCTGTCGCCGACCACGATATCGATCGTCGATGTCGTTGCAGACACCCCCAGGGTATACCCGCCCCAGATTGTATAGTGATCGCCAAAAACGTCATCGTCGGATATGCCGCGCAGCATATACAGCTTGATCGGCTTTTTGTCCCAAGAATAATCCAGCAGATAATCCAGCTCGCCGTCGGCATTGGATAGCGAGATCGTGCCACCCGAGACCCGAATCACGCCGCCCGATTTGCCCGGCTCGAACATCGACAGAGTGATGTTTAGCGGGGTAATGAGTCGCGGTTGAAATGGCTTAAAATAAAATGCCGACGATGTTGACGCGCGATCCATGTAAAAAGTGTTTGCAAAATACAGATCGACATCGACCGCCGGAGTTGACGGCAGCGATGCGTTTGTCGAATCAGTGATCGTTGCGTGTAGCAGATAGCGAACTTCGCCGTCCGTGATTTGTGCAGCCTGGCGCAGCGTCATGCACTACGCCCCCCGAATAGCTGAACCGGATTCTGACGATCCATTTGACGGCGCAGCGCGGCGACTTCCTGCTTTACCTCGATAACCGCCTCGATCAATTCTCGACCGCCATCCCTGGCGATGGGTGATACCCGACCGCGCCCGTCCGGGACAAATAGCTCGGGACCATCTTCCCCGACAAGCGATGCCTGACCGCGTTCCAGCGATCCGCCGAACTGATTGCCTTGAACGTATAGGCTCCCGCCTGCCACTGCGTTGGCCTTTTTAAAAAGCGCCAGGTATTTATCGTCGACGTTGAAGTTTATTGGGGCAGCTCTTATCTGATTAACATATCCAAATAGGGCGTCGTAAAACGCATCCCGAATCCCGTCGAGTGTGCTGTCCGCGTTTAGAACATTAAACTCCCCAAGAAAATCCTGCTGGCTTAATGTGCCTAGCGGAGCAAGTACCCTTTTGATAACGTCCGCAACAGAATCGCCTGATGCGATTTGAGTGCCGAATGTTATATCAGCCATAGCGTAGGCATCAGAAATTGCCTTGGCGATATTGCCGATCACAATTTCCCCCGCGACCTCATAAGCCTCGTCCGGGTTGTCTCTCGGGTCGACCTGGGTAAATTGATTTAATAGGGCATTGATATAACTCATAAAGTCGGGATTATCGATTGAATATCCCGGCCCACCGTAGGCAAAAACTCCAGCAAGCCACTTTGATATTAGTCCGCCCAAATTAAACGCGGGAAGCATACTTTCGATGCCCGGCATCATTCCCGCATTGATCGCATCCATAAATGGCTGCCCGAATTTCTTGACCGAGCTGGCTTGTATTACATACTCGCCAGCCGAGAGCATTGCCGGGACGCGATCCTCGCGCGGACCACCGCGACCAAATACTCGGCCACCGCTTGCGAATTCGGGAACCGCTCCGCCGGAACTCAATCCGGGTATGAGACTTTTCAGGAAATTTATTCCAACGGATGCGATCGCCGCCGCCGCGATGTCCTTCAAAATGCTTTTAACCTTCTCCGCAAACGATCCAAGATCGCCCAGAACCCCGCTAAAGAAATCAGATATACCCAGATTACTGAGCGCATCGATTAGCCCACCAATAGGACTGTCCGTGCCTCCGAATAGTTTTTTTATCGCATCGCCAAAGCTGGTCACTTGACCAGTGCCGAAGCCCTCGGTTTGCGCTTGTAAGACATCGCCAAAGCCAGATATCAACCCATCGAGAATTCCCGATGTGCCTGTCATACCCTCAATCTTGTCAATGAAGTCCCCTATCGGGGTCGTATCAAATGCGTCCTTTACTGATTTCTCGAACTCGCTAAGATTGGTGCTACTCAGCTCTTTTATTTCTTCATTGACGCCCTTGACTGCCTTTTCATACTCGCTCGCGCTGATTGCCCCGGCTTTGTAAAGCGCCGCCAAATCCGCCAGCTTTTCGTTGAGCGCCTTCAGCTCGTTCTCTGTTTTCTTTACTTCCTCGAGAACCTCGCGCTGCGACTTTGTGAAGCTGCCGGATTCCTTCGTTACGTCGACCAGCTCCTTGCCTAGCTCCTCCAGCTTTTTGTTCAGCGCGTCGACTAAATCGGCATTTTTATCGGTGACCTCGCCCATGCTTTCGATCGCGGTTTTGACTCGCGCGATCTCCTGGCGTAAATCCTCGGCCTCGTCGGTGACGCCCGTGAACTCGCCGACCAGCACCTTCATCGACTTCGCTGCGTCCTCGGCCCCCTCACCACCGGCCTCGATCTGCTTCTGCAGCTCCTCCATCTTTTTGATGAAATCATCGAGATCACGCTGCGGCTTCAGTGCCTTATCCCGCAGCTTCTCGAGCGCCTCTTTCAGCTCGAGCGTTTCCTTTGCTGCGTCCCGTTCTTCCTTTGCCAGCGTGACTACGCTGGTCGTGATGCCTGGAATGTCTTTTTTGGACGCCGTTACGACGACCTCCTGCAAATCCTCAATTTTGTTTTTGAGATTTACAGTTTCGCCAGCCGCATCATCTGCCTCGCCGGTATAACCGCCAGCAGAATCAGATAGATCATCAGTGCCATTTTTTGCGGCTTCGATCCTATCGTTTAGCCCGGTCAGCTCCGCAGCCCAATCCGCAATTGCGTCCGATGCCCCGGTCGCGTTATTGATCAGCGTACCGATTCCGTAACCAATCGCGCCAGCGCCAGCCAATAGCGCGGCCACTGGCGCGAGAGCAGCAGCCACCGTTGTCGATGCGGTCGCCATGCCATACAGCGCAACCGTCAGTTGCCCGACGCCAGTGACAAACGCGATCACCTTCGACGCCACCATCGCCGCCACAATAGCCTGGATGCCCGTCGCAATCGTCGATGCGTTTTCAAGTAAGAAACTCAATCCATCGAGCAGATCACCGACCAATGGGGCCGCCATTTCACCGGCTCTTTTTGCAAATTCCTCCATCTGCGGCGCGGCCATCCCGATCCCTTCGATCATTGCCGCGTTTATTCTGGCTCGGAGAATGGTCATCGTATCGTTGAAATCCTCGATATTCCCAATCGAGTCATCCATCCCGCTGCCGAGATCGCCTAGCCGGGCTTCCATTTCCCCCAGCCCGGCGCTGCCGTTCTTCAGCATATTGATCATTGAAACGCCTTCGCTGTCGAACAGCTTGAAGGCAAGACGAACCTGATCAGACTCATTCTCCACGCCAACAAATGCGTCGGCGAGAACCTTCATCCTTTCCGAAAGCGGTAACTTTTGAAGCTCATCGGCTGCGATGCCCAGCTCCATGAGCGCGGCCTTTGCTTCGCCCGTACCCATTGCGGCCTCTGCCGTTCGCCGAGTGAAACGCTGCAACGCCATGTTTGCTGTTTCGGTAGAAACGCCGGAAAGCTCCGCCATCGTCTGAAAGCGAAATAATTCGTCGGATGCTACGCCCAGCTTTGACGCTGTTTTTGCAAGAGCATCACCAGCCTCGAGCGCATTTTTGGCAAGCAAGCCAAATCCGGCAGCACCGGCGGCCAAACCTATGGCCCCCGTCATGCCGCCGAGACTTGACTTGATTTTTGAAACGGCTGCGTCGGCTTTCCCGAGATTGCCCTTCAGCGAATTGATGGCGGTAGAAGTATTATCCTTACCGTCGAATATTACCTTTACGGTTTGACTTGCTGCCATTCATCGCCTCTCTGCGCTGTTTCTGATACTCCTCGTTTTGTATCTCTAGGAATATCGACCACTCGATAAATTCCTCGACGGACATTTCATCCTCGAGCTGGGCGACGGTCATGCCCAGCTTTTCGGCCAGCAGAAAACGAAATTGCCTGTCCGCCGATTCCTTTAGTTTTTTTCGAGCGCCTCGGTGTCAGTCGACATGATGGCGTTCGCCACCCTTGCCACTACGTTCGCGTCAACATCGCTGCGGAGTGCGTTCTTGTCCTCAATCGTGAACAGCTTATCCCCGCTCTCGTCGACCAGCTTCATAATAAGAAGCTCCGCCAGCGTATCCGCGTGGGATTGCTTTTCAGTGAGATACTGCAAACGCCCCTGATCCTTCAGAGTAAAGGGCGACGAATAAGCGACCAGCGGCCCCTCATCGTCGCCCCATTCCGCAATCTCAATCCTTTTTAATGGTTTCGCCTTGAAATGCTCCGTCGCGCGCTGGATAGCGGACGACTTGCCTTTCGCGGCGGCCATTATGATACTGTGCCTTCAGTAAGCGCACCGTCGCCCTGGAGTGAGAGCGATGCCTCGACCAGCCCATCGAACGAGCTGCTGATCGAACGGTCAGTGACGATTGCAGTGCCGGACAAAAGGTGGTCGCCGGTAGTGTCGCCTTCGATCTGGAAGTTGACAGTAACCTCGCTGCCAACCGTCAGAGCGCCCTGGCCGGTGGTATCAGTGTCGTCGAAAAATATGTCGACTGATCCGCTCCAGCTTTTGAGTGAAGTCTCAAACGTGCGATAAGTGTCGCCCATTGAAGTCGACTCGATGGTATCCATCGTTTCGTCGATGCTAAAAGATCGGATTTCCGCGATCGCGACAGACCCGACCTTCACGGTTCCGTTATTTCCTTGCAGTGTTGCCATTGCTTTGTACCTCGGTGGTTTCAGTTTCGATCACGGGATCGGCCTTTTTTTTGGCCTTCTTGCCTGATTGCTCAGTCGTCCAGCCGTTCATTATGAGACGACCAGCGTCGACCTCATAAACAGTAATCGGGTCGCCCCCTCCGGGCGGCCAGATTTTTATTCGCTTTGCCATTTTTTGCGCCTCCTCTATGCAGCCGAATCGACTGCATTTTCCAGCGTTACATAGTCGACGGTCACGCTTATTCGACCATTTGCAACGGGTTGATCGCCATCGCCGGAGAATTCAGCCTCGAACCCGGTGATGCGAGTATCCTTTGCCAATCCGCCGCGAGTAATATCCGCCGCGAGCGCCTCCTCGACTTCCTGGCAGATTGTATCGAGATCGTCGTCGAAATTCGATACCCCCTTGACAAACGCATCGACGGTAACCGTCAAATTTCGCATTTGCGTCCTGGGCGGGTTGATTGTTCTGATTTCGATATCTTCCGTTTCCGTATATATCGCAAGCCCTGGCAGCTTGCTTTGCGCCAGGGGATAGACTCGCGTCTTGTAGACTCGGCTGCCGGTTGTCGCCAGCCCGGTCAGCGTTGTTACAATGTTGTCGCGTATCTGTTTGCGAACGTGCGCCATTACTGTTTCTCAAGTTGCAGCATTGTAATGCCGGTCCCGTCATTCATAACGACCCGGACAATGTAATCGACTGCGTTGATTGTCATCGCGTCGCCCTCTGCTGCCGATGCGACATCGCTGGTTTTGCAATGGAAAATTGGCGCGCTGGATGATACCGGGACAAATCCGCCGACCTCGATCGGCTCGTATTCATCTTCAAAAATCCCGGTGACGCTGGTCGCGCTGCCGCCATCCGGGGTATATGTAACCGTGACGCCGAAATCGTCCGCGTCAAAAAATACCGCTCGCTCAATATCCGTTTCGACGGCCATCTACTTTTTGGCCGCCTTCTTTTTCGGCGCGCGAGTAGTGACTGCGCTAGAATCCGCGCGCTTGTCGCTGTCGATCTGATTCGCCTCAGTGTACGCCGTAGCGCGCCCTCGAGAAATCAGCCAGTAGCCATCCGCGTCGCTAACATCGAGCGCCGTTCCCGCCTCTTTGTGTTGCCCTTCCCAGGCGATTGAACTTATCAATTTAATTTTCATCTGTTGCTGCTCCTGCCTTTATTGATCAATGCGTAGGGCGTAATAGTGTGCGGCCTGTCATCGATCCATACGTCTATTGATATCCCCGATCTTGCTGCAGCTTCCATTTTTGACTTCACTGCGTGTATTA